TCGCTACCAACGCATAATAACCAACCAAAAATAAACCAAAATGAGAGGACAATTTGAATTAACTCTTTCCGATGGAAAGAAGATACCGATGCGTTTTTGTACGTGGAGTCTTAAAAGATTCTGTCAATTACAAGGCATTGGGCCTTCTGAAATAGGAGAGGCTTTAAGTGGACAAGCATCTTTGGATGCCATTATCAACTTACTGAAAGCTGCTGCTGAATATCCATTATACTCACAAGGTATAACACCAAACTTTACTGATATTGAAGTTTGTGATTGGGTAGATGATATGGGAGGAATGGGAAGTAAAAAGTTCCAAGAGGTGATGACAGCATTATCAGAAAGTATGCAAAGCGGAATAGAAAGTGCCCCAACAAAGTCAAGTAAAAAGGATGGAGTAAAAAAAAATTAGAGTGGATTGACATAGAGAAATATACAATGGGGGAGTGCAAAGTGCTTCCCCATTTGTTTTGGGAGATGACGATGGCTGAGTTAGATTTTGTGTGGTATGGTCAAAGACACGAAGAAGAACAAAAATGGATTAAGGTTAGATGGCAGACAACAGTCTTAATTAACATTCAGCTACCTAAAGGTAAAAAAGTTAAACCTGAAGATCTAATAGAGTTAGATTGCGATATTCGTAACTTTGTAAAGCCTAGAGTAATGGATGAAGATGAATTAAAGGCAGTACTTAAAAAATATGGACATATATAAACTTATAGGATAATGGCAGATAATCAGATGGTTAAAATTGAGTTCGACTTTGATTTAGGAAATGTTCCTGCATCAGCTAAGAAATTTGCTGATTATTTAAAAAATATAGAAGGTGCATCTGAACAAGCTAAGACTCAATTAAAGACATTAGGTAATGAAATAGATAAGACTGCCGATAAGATGAATAAATCAGGTAGCTCTATTAAAAAGACTAATCAGCAATGGATGAACTTTGCATTAGTTATACAAGATTTACCTTATGGATTTAGAGGTATTCAGAATAACTTACCTGCTCTTTTAGGTAACATCGCTGGTATGGCAGGGCCTATATATCTTGTCGGTTCAGCACTTATTGCATTAGTAACTTTATGGGATCAAGGGTTCTTTAAAATGAAGAATGCCACCAATACATTAATAGAAGTTAATAAAGAGTATGCTAAAAGCTTAAAGACAGCTATGGGATCTGCTGGTGAAGAAATTGCTAAGATTAATGCTTTAACAACTGCTGCTAGTAATAATGAGCTTGTAATGAGCAAAAGATTAAAAGCAGTAAAATTATTACAAGACCAATACCCATCTTATTTTGGCAATTTATCAAAAGAGCAAATTCTTAATGGTAATGTAGCAACTGCTGTAGATAAAGTTAAATTAGCTATAATTGAAAGAGCCAAAGCAACCGCTATAGCAAGTAAAATAAACGCAATAGCTGCTGAAAAATTTACTGAAGAAGAAAAGCTATATGTATTAGCTTTAGAAAAAACAGCAAGAAAAAAAAGAGCTTTAGCTACAATAAAAGCTACAGGAATACCAAGCGAAAGAATACCTGCAATATTAAGAGAGGTATATAAAGATATTGATAAAGAAGAAAATAAAATAAGTTCTAAAATTAATATTTATGATAAAGAGCTTACTAGACTAGAGGGTTTATATAGCAAAGCGACAGGCAATACTTTAGACTTAGGGCCTAATGATGATAAAAAGAAAGCCGCTGCTTCTTTAAAAGTATATAAAGATAATCTTAAAGCTCAAGCAAAACTACTATCTGAAATGAGAAAAAGGTCTGCTTTGAGTATGAATCAAGGCACAAGTCCTATTGCAGATAGTTTTGAGCAAGATATTAAAAATGCAGAAAAAGAAATACAAGATGATTTAGCTTTTCAACTTCAAAATATTAAAGATACTTCTGCTATTACTATAAATGTAATTAAAGAAAGATATCAAACTGAAGTAAGTGAAGCACAAGGTAGCTATGAAAAAATAAAAATAGCTCAAGAAAATATGAGGGCTAGTTTAGATGCTTCTTTTAAAAATCGTTCTTTAGGATTAATACAATATTCAAAAGCTGTTACAGATTTAGTTCAAGAGCAAAATAAAGCGGCATTAAAAAATGCTGAAGAATTAATGGCACAAACTGTTAAAATAGGTATTGGTATTATGAATGCCTTGGGCCCAGCTTTAGATTTATTATTAGAAAAAGGTGCAAATATTGGGGAAGTTTTAACTAAAGCATTCCAAGATATTATAAAGAAATTAGTAAAGGTTGCTATTACAGCAGCGATTGCAGTAGCTATTATGTCTTTAATACCTGGACTTATACAACCTGGAAAGGCGGTTGCTACTTTTGGTAATTTAGTAGCAGGTGGTATGGGGCTTGGTTCGGCTTTATTTGGTGGTGGTGCTGGAACAGGAGCAGATGCAACAAAAGCAACCAATTCAATTAATACAATACAACAAAATCCATCAGCAGATAATAGTGGTCAATTTGTTTTAAGAGGTAACGATTTAGTATTAGCTTTGAATAGGTCAGAAACATCATTAAACTTAAGAAGAGGTTCATAATGGCATATTATAATAAATATAAATTTACGTTTGCTACAAGAGCTAATAAGATTGCTTATTTGTATTTACAAGAGGACTTAGCCTCTGCACCAACAGTTATTGAATATCAAGGGGTAAATATAAATTTACAATATTTACCAACTTCAGATGATCCATATGAACCAATATTTGCTAGTCAGTTAGGGGTAACTATAGATGTTACTGATGACTTAGCTAATGTACCTGATTTTGTTAGCACAAATGATAGAAAATATTATGCTAAATTATTCTTAGGGGATGATTTAGAATGGGTTGGATATACGCTTAATGATAATATACAAATATCATTTAGTACAGGTAGAAAGCAAATGTCATTTAATGCTGTCGATGGCCTTGGTATGTTAGTAAATATTCCTATATATACAACAAATGTTAGCAATGTTACAAATACTGTAAGGTCACTTTTGACCTATATGCTAACAGCTTTAAACTCATTGAACTTCCCTACAAACCTTAATTTAATGACAGTATGCTCTTATTATGCTACAGGTATGACAACTAGATCATCAGGCAATCAATACGAGCCTTTTAATCAAACATATTTGCCTATAAGAACATTTAAAAATCAAGATTATACATATGAATCTTGTTATGATGTTTTGAGAAAAATAATAAAATCTTTTGGGTGTAGATTATTTCAATCAGGTGGAAAGTGGTGGGTAGTAGCTATAAATGAATTTGCTAATGAAAATAATTATTTTACTCAATATAGCTCAGCTGGTTCGGTTGTATCAAGTGGTAGTAACTTAAATACTCTTAGTAGTATTCAGTCTTATACAGGCAATACAAGTGGTTTATATTTTATAGACAATAGTCAAATGAAATTAATGCTAAAGGGTTTTAATAAAATAAATTTAGTACAAACTATAAACTATGATAAAAATTTAGTTGATAATGGGAATCTAATGGTTTACGTTGCTAGCCCATTAGCCTTTCAATCATATAATATATATAATACAGGTGCTGGTTCTACTTATACATATTTTGATTGGAGCACATCAAATGCAAAACTAGATTTTGTTACATTAGACATAACATATGTAGGAGGCGGTGGAAGTACTACGGTAGAGCTAGAAAATCTACCTAAGGTTTCTGCCTCTGTAGATTTAACATATTCTATGTTTTTTAAAAGTGCAAATAGTCCAATATCAAATGCGTTTGGTAGATTAAAAATAAAAGTAATAGGAACTTCATCTACTTATTTTCTATTAAAAGATGGAAGTGGTAAGGCTTATTGGAATACTGTTGATGATGGTAATGGTTATCTTATACCAGGATTCGCTTTAGGAAACGATGGAGCTGTATTTACTATAACACTTCCTCCAACTAAAGTTACTGGACAATTATATATCAGTTGGATAAATGATGGTTTAGATACTTGTAGTATAACTAATTTTAACTTGACATCAAGATATATAGTAGAGAAACAAGAGTTTAGTGCCTACGTAAATTCCACAAATCAATATGCAAAAGAAATAGAGTTACCTTATGGCTATGTGCCTACAACTGAGTTTCCTACAGCAGAGGGAGAGTTATTATCAAGTACTTCTACAAAACTAGAAGGTTGGACTAGATTTGGTATGGCTTCTACAGGTGGAAGTTTAAATGGATTAATATTGCAACAATATATAAATTGCTTTGCTAAAAAAGTTATTAATATAGATGGTTCTGTAAGTAGTTTTGTTACTACAAATGCAAATTATCCTTATATGAATGCTTCTAAATTAATAAAGGCAACAGACACAGATCCATCACAAATAAGCGTAGCTAATAAACCTTATTTAATAGGCAACTGTACTATTGAATATGTAAACAATAGTATATCTGCGACTTTGTTAGAGATTTCTAATACAGAGATAGTGGCAACAATTAAAAACTTTACTTATTATAAATTTACAAACGAATAGAATATGCCAAGTGTAGTAAACGGAGAAAATGTAATATTGTATAAAACAGTAGGCGGTGTAGATACTGTTTTTGGTGCTGCTACAAACTGCACCTTTGATGTTAGTGTAAACCAAGTAGAAGTAACTAGCCAAACATCTGCATATTTTAGAGAATATAAAATAGATGTAGCTGGGTGGACTGTTAACTGCGATGGCTTAATATCTTTAACAGGCTATTCATATAAGGATATGTTAGATTCTCAACTAGCTAAATCTACAATAGGTATTAAGTTTTCTATATATGATGGAACTACTACAGTCCTTATTACAGGCAATGCTATCATCAATTCTTTATCTATTACAGGCCCTAATAATAATACTTCAACTTACGCAGTTAGTTTAACTGGAGTTGGAGCATACACAATAACTTAGTAAATTTGCCAAATGGGAGCAATATTAGGAGAAAATATTATATTATATAAAATAGATACTTCTACTATACCTGCAACTGAAACCCCATTTGCTTGTTCTACAAGTTGCACATTTTCTTCTACTACAGATATGGTTGAGTTGGCTAGTCCAACTAATGCTTATTTTAAGGTTCCTACAATAGACTTATCTAATTGGAATGTTACTTGTGATGGCTTAACTTCTTTAAGTGGCTATGGAGTAGATGACATTGCTAATGAGCAAAAGAATAGAACTTTATTCTTAATTAGATTCGCTATAGATAATGAGGGTGTATTTAAGTACATAAGTGGATATTGCTTTATCTCAAACTATTCTATTAGTGGCAGTATGAATAGTGTAAGCCCTTATTCAGTATCCTTTAGTGGTACTGGTGTTTATTATACGGATGCTACACCTACAACTACAACTAGCACTACAAGTACTACAACTAGTACTACAAGCACAAGCACTACATCAACTAGCACTACAAGTACTACTACTTCTACAAGTACCTCTACGACAAGTACAAGTACAAGTACAAGCACTACAACATCTACAACTACTTCTACTACGACTACAACCACACAGGCTCCTGTATGGTATGCTTTATTTAATTGTGCTACTGGTGTAACGGTAACTTCTACTAATTATCCTAATGGTTCTTTTTCGGTTAACGAAAGGGTTACATCTACAGGACAGACATTTAGAATTGACCAAGTTTATTTTACAGATCCAGGTGGATTACATCTTTCTATAACAACCACAGGATTAACAGGCTGTCCAGCAACTACTACAACTACAACTTCAACTACAACAACATTGGCACCTTTAGTAGTAACTAATGGGGCTGTTACTTGTTCAGGTCTAACTGGTTCTTGGAGGTCATCTTTTACTGGAGGTAGTGGAACTTATAGTTATGTAGCAATTGCAAATACACAAGCAGCAGCAGCCGTTGCAATAGTAAGTGGGCCTAGAACTGCTTTAGGTGCTGGTGCGACTTTCTATGATTGGAGTGGTATAGCTAATGGAACTTGGTATGTAGCTGTTATGGATTCTAATGGGGTTTATTCAGTTCAAAATACAGGAGTAGTAGTAAGTTGCACAACCACTTCTACCACAACTACCACAACTACCACAACTAGACAAGCTGCGTGGTATAATCTATTTAATTGTGGAACAGGTGCAAGTACTACATCTACTAATTATCTTTATGGTGATTTTGCAGTTAATGAAAGAGTTACTTCGACAGGACAAACCTTTAGAATTACAAGTCAAGTAACTACTGATCCTGGTGGTGCTCATTTGTCTATTGTTACTACTGGGCTTACAGGATGTCCTGTAACAACAACTACTACAACAACAACTACTTTGGCACCATTATCATTTAGCATAAGCTTTACTTGTAGTGGTACAAATGCTGTAGTTACAATAGACACTTTTGCTGGTGGAAGTGGGGGTTATTCTTATGGTAATACTGTCTTTAATACCTTTACTGATGCTATTGCAAATACTGCTTATACTGTTGGAACATCAAAAACTTATCCTGCTACTTCTTTTGCAGCTACAGGTCAATTATGGGCAGTAATAAAAGATAGCAACGGAACCAAGAAGGCTTTATCAGTTACTCCAAATTGTACGACTTCTACAACCACTACTACAACCACTACAACTACAACGACAGCTTGTAATTGTTGGACAATAGTTAATGAAGGTAGTGGTACTGGTAATTATTCTTATCAAAGATGTAGTGATGGAACTACGCTAAGTAGAAACATAGGAAGTGGGGTTACTCAGACTGTTTGTGCAATTACAGGAACTACACCATCTGCAAATTCAGGAACACTAACAATATATAGCTGTGGAACTCCTTGCTCTAGTAATCCTGATTGTGCTCCTTGTTAAATAAAAATTATGAGAATAAAATTTGTATGTGCTCAACCTGCAACGCTTTACTATGCTTGGCAAGTAGAGGTAATGATTAACAACTTTAGTTCAATGGGTATTAACCCTAACAACATAGACATAGTATGTTGGAAAGATGGAAGTGTACCTCCTGAGTGGTCTAAACTAGCTAACAATTACTCGGCTAGATTTTTCTTTTATGATGACCTTAGAGAAACTAAAAATTATGTTTCTTCTATTAGGCCTAACATACTTAAGCAACACTTTAAGAAATTTCCTGAGCTAGAACAAGATGCTATCTTTTATCACGATTGTGATATAGCATTTACTAAGCCTATAGAATGGTATAAGTTTCTATATGATGATAATTGGTATGGTTCCGATACTAGATTCTATATAGGCTATAATTACATAATGAGCAAAGGAGAACAAGTACTAGATGCTATGTGTAACATAGTTGGCATAGATAAAGAAATTATTAAACAAAATGAACATAATTCAATAGGTGCACAATACCTAATGAAAGGAATAGGATGGCAGTTTTGGGATGATGTAGAAAGAGATTCTGAAAGGTTGTATAAAGAAATAACCGAATTAAGTGCAAGTATAAAAGCTGAGAATCCAGTTTATCACGAGCTTCAGATATGGTGTGCAGATATGTGGGCCGTATTATGGGGAGGTTGGAAGATGGGTAAGAAAACAATATGCCATCCTGATTTAGAATTTGCTTGGGCTACTTCTAGGACAGAGTCTTGGGATAAGCTAAACATCTACCATAATGCTGGAGCTATAGATGCTGTTAGTGGCTTATTCTTTAAGTCTGATTACATACACAAGTTGCCTTATGGTGAAACTATAAACATAAACAAGGAGTTTGCTAGTTCTAAGTATTGGGAATTAATACAACAAACCAAAACAGTACTATGAGAATAATATCAGCTAAATATGGGGGATTAGATTGTACGGATATTGTTAGTACAAGGGTAAGGTTTGATAAGCTAATGCTAAGGGTAAATAACGACATTATTGGAGATCCTAATGTGGGCCAAGTTAAAAGCCTAGAACTTAGTTGGGAGCACGATGATTTGGTTCATTTAGACTATTATAAGGAAGGCAGCCTAGTGTCTATCCCAAAGACAGGCAATAAGCGTTTAGGCATCTTTTATTCTAACAATAACCAACATAGTATTTGGAATGCCATTTATAAGTCATTAGACACCATAAAAATCGCCTCAAATGGTAAGGCTGACATAATTACTTGCCTATGGGAAGATATGCCCTTAAATCCGTTCCTAAGCGTTTTTAGCTGGTATAGGTCACAAAGCCATTTAAACCAACTGTTGCAGATTATGCAATGCCTATTTATGGCTAGGGAAATGGGCGACTACGAATATGTGTCATTTCTAGAACACGATGTTATGTACCCTGAAGGTTACTTTGACTACCCTGACTTTGCCAAAGGTGAGGTATTAACTAATATGAACTATGGGGGGATTAATAAGGATGGGTGGCAGCATAGAAATCAAAACGATGAACCTTTCCATCAAATGACTATGAGGCTAGAAGATGCTATTGAGCATTGCCTAAACATACTTCCTAATGCCTTAAAGGTTAATTGTGGCAATATAGAAACAGATAAGCTAAAACGTAGCCAATGGGCTAGTCAGAACGAGGCTATCCATATTAATCACGGCAATCACTTCACATCTCATAACTCTATATATAGCAAGGAAAATACTTACGCAACGCATAAGTATTGGGGTAATCACGAGGATTATGTAGACTTATTTAATAATTGATTAAATTTGTAAAAATTATAAAGAATGTCCTGCATAAGCACCAATGCTGATTTTAGACCAGCTCAATACAATATATCTATTTGGAAAACTAATACTTGGAGTCAGATATTCCTTTTGACTGCTAATACTGTGCCTATTGACTTAAGTACAGCACAAGTAGAAATTGAGATTAGAAAGACAATTACTTCTTCTACTGTCGAACTTACCTTAACGGAAAGTGGTGGTGGCATCACAGTAGGTGGTCAGAATAACAATATGATTACCATTAACAAAGACATCAACCTAGCAGCTGGTAACTATGTATATGATATGGCTGTTAAATTTTCTAATACCAATATAAAAACATATATCTGGGGTAACTTTATTGTTTATCAAGATATTACAAATATATAATGAGCACAGAAATAACAATTACAAGTACTACGATTGACATTAATGTTACCGAGTCACCAATAACAATAGAGGCCCCTTCAGGAGCCTATCCCTTACCTACAAGTGTTTATAGTGTGTTTGGAAGAACAGGTAATGTTGTTGCTGCCGAAGGAGATTATACCTTAACTCAATTAGCAGGTGTTACTATTACAAGTCCTATTAGTGGACAAGCCTTAGTGTATAATGGTACGTCTTGGGTAAACAATACCGAAACATTCGTAGGTACTGTTACAAGTGTGGCTGCAACTGTTCCAACAGGATTAACTATAACAGGATCTCCAATAACTACATCAGGCACTTTGGCCTTTGGTTTACAAGCTGGTTATTCTATTCCAACAACTGCTAAACAAACAACTTGGGATACAGCTTATAACGATTCTATTGTTAGTGCTGCTGTTACAGGAACTACTACAAAGACTTTAACACTTAACCAACAAGATGGTGGAACTGTTACAGCTAATTGGTCAGACTTACAACCTGTTACTTCGGTATTCGGTAGAACTGGTGATGTAGTAGCAGCTAATGGAGATTATACTACTACTTTAGTAACTGAAGGAACTAATTTATACTATACTCAAACAAGATTTAATACAGCTTTCGCTGCCAAGTCAACAACTGATTTAGCAGAAGGAACTAATCTTTATTATACTGATGTTAGAGCTAGAGCTTCTAACTCATTTGTAGCTGGTTCAGGTGCTTATAATTCTACAACAGGTGTTATAACAATCCCTACCAATAATAATCAAATAACTAATGGTGCTGCATATATAACCTTAACAGGCTTAAGTGCATCTGCTCCTTTAAGTTATAACAATACTACTGGTGCTTTTAGTATCTCACAAGCGAACACTTCTACCGATGGGTATTTGAGTTCATTTGATTGGAATACTTTTAACAACAAACAAATAGCTTTAACTTTTGGTAACTTAACAAGTTCTGATATTACTGTAACAGGTGGTACAGGTGCTGTAATAGGTGCAGGTTCTACTTTGACCTTAGCTACTGTTAATACTAATACAGGAACGTTTGGTTCTTCTACTGCTATCCCAGTTATAACTGTGAATGGCAAAGGTTTAATTACAGCGTTAACAACAACTGCTGTATCTATTCCTTCAGGTTCATTATCTTTTATAGGTGATGTAACAGGAACTGGAACTACTGGTTCTGATACTACCTTAACTTTAGCAACAGTTAATACTAACGTAGGTGCTTATGGTTCATCAACTAGCGTACCTACTATAACAGTAAACGCTAAAGGACTAGTAACTGCTGCAAGTCAAACTGCAATACCAACTGCAACTAGCTCTGTTAATGGTTTATTAACTTCTACAGATTGGTCAACCTTTAATGGCAAACAAAACCAATTAAACGGAACAGGGTTTGTTAAGGTGACAGGTACAACTGTTTCTTATGACAACAATACTTACTTAACAACTATCTCAGGCATAGCTGCTGGAGGTGAATTAAGTGGTACTTATGCAAGTCCATCTTTAGTTAACTCTGCTGTAACAGGCAAGATTCTAACTGGTGTAAACATAACTGGTGGCACAATAGCTGATACTGATTCTATCTTAACTGCTTTTGGTAAAGTACAAAACCAAATCAATGGTTTAATTGGTGGATCAATATACAAAGGAACTTGGAATGC